GTGCATCTATAAAATTCAGTTACGATCCCAACTAAAATAGTCTCCTCTTCACAATTTTCACAAACACCATGAACAGTGTCTATATTGTTAAATGCTTTTAATAAAATTTTTTTAGACAAGATCTGATGCCTTTCCTATGACAGGTTTATATTTTGTTTTACCCTCAGATTTATAGGCATGTAAAAATTGTTTTCTGGGTTGATCATTGGTGTAGCTGCAATGTATCCATCCACTGTTTGGTTCTCCTGGTGTATAGAATTCTAATATTAATTGATCATAGTCCAGGTTCTTGTTGATCCAATCAGCTAGTTCAGCATTGTCTATGCCCATCACTTCGAAATCTGCAGCTTCTGCTTTTGCATGTTGACTGTTGACTGAGCTGCCGATCTTTATACACAGCTGCTCTGAACGGAACCCTGATGTTACCTTAACTCTACCGAAATGGTCACGTACCGGTTGCAGTATGTTTTCACATAGTGCTTTTAGTTTTTCTATTTGACCAGAATTTGGATTGTTATTAATATCTAACCTAATAGCAGTGTCAGATTTAATTAACTCTTGAAGAGTAAAATTACGACTCAGATTCATTTTTATATTTTTTCCTATTGTATAGTTTTTTATTATTTATTCTATGTTGTCTAAATCTACTATCTCTTAACATTTGTGCAAATCTATTAATTTTTTTTAAATTATTCAATAATAAGTTTTTTGATTGATTTTGAGCCATCGATATTATCTTCTAATTCTGCAGAACCTTTCCAACATTTATAAGTTACCGTTTCACTAAACTGTCTCTCTGCGTGGCGCTTACCGCGTAAACACCCTGCCATGTTTTCTTGCAAACGAGCTTCTTTAATTTCTGCGTTTACAAACATAAGTAGGGCTACCACAGACTCTATCATTGTGAGTAACTTCCATTTTTGTAACCAATCTCACGATTAGCATCTTTTAATTTTTCAATGTCAGCTAAAACTTTATCCATTTGCGTTCTTAAAAATTGTATGTTTACTTTGTTCAATGCCATATCTTCAACGTGTTTATTAATCTTATCTGTGGTCTTATAAAGATCCTCGATCATCATAAATTGCTCAGAATCTGCGGGCAGTGATCCTAGTTGTCCACGTGGCCATTTAATTCTAAACTCTGTATTCTCTTCTAAGTCTTTCTCCATTATCTGTATACGAGTGTCTGCAACATTAAGACGTTCTATAATTTGAAAATAGCCCATCGTGCCAAGTGCTACGATAATTATCAAACTAGCAACCGTCTTCATTGGCATTTGAACGGCTGCCTCTTCCGAGATGTTGAGTGGTTTTTTACTCATTATCTAATATAACCTGGTTCTAGGAAAATAGCCAGAAGACAAAACAAAATTATAAGCACCGCTGTAAACTTGTAATTCATTCTGACTATCCTCCAAATGCATTATCCCCAATTATGCCACCAATTCTTAACTTTTCTAATTGGCCATAGAATAATATCTTTAATTTTTTGTAAGATTTTTTTTACCATGTTGTCCTCCCTTACATTCCAATTACAATCACAATAACTACATTGAGGTAAACCTCTATGTTTGTGTGAACAAATTATACAAAACCCAGATTCATTTTCAAATACAGTTTCCATTATTTCTTCTCCTCTATTTCATAGAAAAAATTATCAGTATCTTCTGTTTTCCATTTACTTGTATTTTCTACGTTCCATTCAGAAGTTTGCACTTTCCAATCTGGAACATTATCCTTTACTGTAAATGAAGGTATATCCCATATACATCTGTTATTAGGTTGTGCTGCATAGTTACCATCATCTAAAGCGATGATGTGTGCACACTTATGTTCGTGTGGTATCTCTGAATGATCAGTGTCTAATATGTTAGCTTCTGGATGTGCAAAGTCAACAGTAAATAAATATTTTCCAGGATGCCATTTTTTATCTTTACCAATGTATTTTCCTGCTTGAGATTCTAAAATATCCCAACAATGCACAGAAGGATAATAACTAAAACAATTCCAAAGCTGAAGTTCATCAAGTCTACGCGTGGGGACATCTTCAACTTTAAAGCCACGTTGTATAAATGCTGTAATAGGTAATCTATAAAAGATCGCACCATTTTCCATAATAGCGTGGAATAATATAGACTTACCTGTAATAGAGCTAATACCAAAGATAATACAGTCTTCAACTTCTCCATGATGTTTTTTAAGATCATATAAATATTCCCTTCTTATCTGAGCGTACTCTACTGGTATGTTTGCATTTAAATATGCCATAGTTACTCCTTATCATAAATATCTCCCCAAGTCTTTCCTTTTTCATAATCAACTTTATTGGGAACTTCAAGACTAACAGCGTTCTCCATTATTTCAATAACCTTTTTGGCATGTGACTCTGACTCTACAGAGAGATCTAATTCATCGTGTATTTGTATGTGAGGAATAATTTTTTCTTTATACAATTCTAACATAGCTTTCTTTGTCATGTCAGCTGCACTCCCTTGAATTAATTTATTTAAAGATTTGTATGTGTATGCTCTTTTGATCCCAGGTCCATGTTCCCTGAGTGCATCTTCGTGTGGCAATGCTTTGTGCATACCAAACATATTTGGTTCCCATAAATGAAAACGGCATAATCGACCAAGAAGTGTACGTATCTGTCCACGTTCTTGAGCACGATTAGAGGCCGCGTTCATCAATTGTTTAACAAAGGGAACTTTCGCATGGTATTGGTCAAACAATTCTGCTGCTTTATCTTTTGATACTCCTAACTCTGCTTGTAATTTAGCTTTACCCATTCCATAAAACAAACCCAGATTAATTGTCTTTGCTTGTGATCTTGGAATCTTAGCCATGTCAGCTACAGTTTGGTGAAAGTCTGTTGATGAATCATTTTCATAAGCATCAACAACATCATATACAGTTGGAAATTTATGTAGAGCTGCATAGTGTACAACTAGTCTTGGTTCTTGTTGTGAATAGTCAAAACATCCCCATGTGCAATCTTCTTCAGGTAAAAATAAAGATCTTATCATAGGTCCAAGATCCTTGTTCCGTGCCGGTAGTTGCTGTAAATTTGGATTATTATAACTAAACCTACCAGTTACTGTTCCTCCTGTATCAGATCTAATTTGATTTATCTCTGCATGTATTCTTTCGTTATGTTCGTATTTGATTATAGTATCAATAAATGTAGTATGAGCTTTATTTATTTCACGAGCTTTTGCTATTTGTTTTACAATAGGATGTGGATGCTCTTGTAAAAAATTTTTTGTAAAGGAGGGTGATTGTGTTTTTACAGTTCTTTCATAAGGTAATTTTAATTTGTCAAAAACTTTGGCGATCGATCTTGCTGCCCATATTTGAACATCTATGTTACTTTCTTTTTTTATTTGTGTCAGTAATAGGTTTTCTTGGTATTCTAAGTCTTGTTTCAATTTATGAGCACGTTCGACATCTACTCTCACGCCTAAAAAACGCATATCAACCAAACAAGGAAAAAGATCCGTCTCAAGATTAAATATAGATTCTATGTCTTGATGAACAATTTCTTTTTTAAATATTTGCCATAACTCCAAAGTTAGTTCTGCATCTTTCTCTGCATAAGATCCAACTTCCATTGCAGGTAGTTGCCACATATCAGCTTTGGGATCTAGTCCTCTTGACTTTGCAGCTTCGTTCAACGCAGCTTCAGATTTACCATGACCAAGATAATCCCAGGACAATGCATTCAAAGAATATTGAAATCTATTTTCATCAATCAATGATGCAGCAATCATAGTATCTACCACTAAACCATTGATTTTTATACCTAATTTTCTTATCCAACATACATCATACATAGCGTTATGAAATATTTTTGTAGCAGGAGATCCACAAATATCTTTGAACCATTCTAAAGTTCTTTTCTTATCCATGTTTGGTCCAGAGCCATGAGCAATTGGAAAATAAAATTTTCTTCCTGGTACAGCAACGGCAATACCAACTACCTCACCTAAACCAATTACAGAACCCGATCCTCTTGTTTTTAATTCTGGATCCCTTGTCTCCAAGTCAATTGCAATTTCATCATAAGACCTTAGATCTGGATATTCTTCTGGTTCAATCCACTCTGTTTGTGCTTCAAATGTCGGTATTATCATACAAAACTTTTTTTATTGCTAATCCTAATTCTCTCGCAATTTGTGGGACGATCGCGTTCCCAAGGGTTTTAATTCTATTTGCTCTGTCTTTGTCCAATCCATAGGAAATCCCATTAGGAATTCCACAAATGTTGGATTCAATTTGCCACCAGGTTTGTTCTTGTTCATTCGTATCATGTCTCCTACTATTGATGTTCTGTTCTTCTGACTGATCGGAAACGTCACGTTCTTCCCGTCGTTCGTCGTAGGACTGTAATGCATTTGTTTCTTCTCTAGATACAGCATCGCGTCCGATAGTTTCGCTCCGAATGTCGACTCTGGTTTGTTCTTCTTCCTCAGAATAAAACCTCCAGATTTTGTCCTCTCCACTCTTTCCGATTGTTCTCCACCCTCTTCGCATCCCACTGTTGGTGTTGGATACATTTTCACTGCTGCTGTTAAATTGTGTTGAGCTGCTGCTTTGATTCCCTTTCTCTTGATCAATGTTTCTGGGTTCTCCTGTCCTGACGATCTCGGTGTTGGATACATTCTCATTGTTTCTGGATCTACTTGCTCTCTCAGGTTCGCGGGTCGTGTTCTTCCCTTCCTGTGTCCCTGTTGCAGTTTCAGTGTTCCTTCTTTCGATCTTGGAGGTAAGTGATCCATTGTGTTCGGAGTGGCCCACAATCCAGACTCTGTACCTCTGGTGCCAAGCACCGATGCCTGAAGCTGGAATAAGGAAACATTGGACTTCGAAACCTTCACTTTCCAAGTCGTCTTGCACCTGTCTGAGTACCATGCCGTCTTGGATGTTAATAATTCCCTGCACATTCTCGCCAATAATGAATTCTGGTTTGATCTCCTTGATAAGTCGAAACATTTCTGGCCAGAGGTAGCGGTCGTCTCCTGTGCCTTTTCTTTTTCCTGCGACTGACATTGGTTGGCAGGGGAATCCTCCCACAATGACATCTGCGTCTCCTTCTTTTCCTTTAACATCTTTTATATCCTCCTCTATTGGTATGTTAGGAAAGTTTTTTTCTAAAACTTTCTTACAGTATTTATCTTTTTCAACAAATTTTACAGTCTCAAATATTCCTGTAGAATCTAATCCTAATGCAAATCCTCCTATGCCAGAAAATAAATCTAATACTTTTAATTTATTTGTCATCCCGTAACTTTTTTATTTCTAGTTCACAGTAATGAATAATTTTTTCTAAATCTTTAATCTTATCTTTTTTCAAATACCTACAAACGTATTTTACAACACACCCTTGGAAGAATGATAAATTATTTTTTGAAATAAATTCATACGGTTGTATGCGAAAATTTTTATAATGTGATCCTCCAATCTGTCTTTCTTGTGGTGTGATAGAATCAAATATACTTTTGTCTGTCATAAATTATAACCGTACCTTTCTATTTTTGCTCTCATCAAGTATAAATTTCTTTTACTTCGCGTGACACCTACGTACCAAACTCTGTGTTCTTCGTCTCTTTTTTTACTACTTTTTACCACAGCTTCTCTAATTTTCCTAGCGTTATCTAAAACTAATAAAACATTCTCTGATTCACCACCTTTTGCTGCATGAATCGTAGAAATTTTTATTCTAGCATCTTCATTTAATTTTTCTTTGTTAGACAACAATAATCTAATATAATTTTTTTCTTCATTATTGGCTTTATCAAAAGCTTCATACCAAGGAACCAACTCATTCCAATTATCAGTGGACATATAATCTTCAACATCTTCTTTTTGTGTTTGATCTAAATCTTGTCCGTCTGACCATCTTGAATAATAAATAGCTGCTTTGTATAATTTTGAATTATAACTTTTGATATATTTATTATCAAAATATAAACCTTTTAATTTTAATTCTTTTGCTATTTTGATAGACTTATCAATTGTGCGAGTTAAAATTAACCAGTTATCTTTGTGTAAATTAACATTATCCAGGTTATTTATTTTTATGGAACTACCTTCTTCATTTTTAGGAAAATAATCTTTTGTTGCTCTAAGTCCTTCTATTCTACTAACAATAATATTTGAAATATCTTGTATTTGTATGGGCACCCTTCTTGATTTTTTTAAAACAACTTCTATTGCAGGTTCTTTTATAAATCTATCAACATCTGCGCCTGCCCATGCATAAATAGCTTGATCATCATCTCCTGCCAAATACATGTCTTTAGTATTTGATTTTAAAATATCAAACATTTGCCATTGAATTGGTGATAAGTCTTGAGCTTCATCAATAAACACCACATCAAACTGTGGACATAAATTTTTCTTTTGTATGAATTGATGGATCATATCTGTAAAATCAATTAAATTATTACTGTCTTTGTATTTAATATAATTAGCTGCAACATGTCTTCCCTTTTC